GAGCAGCTTATCACCCGCAGCGACGGCAAACCATCAGTGGCACCCGCCACCGATAAGCGTCCAGCAATGGACGTAAAACCTGTCTTGGACGATTTCCAAGGCTTAATCTAACTGCAAACTGAAGATTGGATAATGTAAAATGGCTACTCAAGTACTGCTCAAGAACGTAACGCTTGCCTTCCCCGCACTGGGCGAACCGCAGGCATTCGGCGAAGGCGAACCGGCATACGGTGCTAAGTTCCCCATCGAGCCTAACTCCGAAAATGCTAAGCTTATCGAAGACGCCATCAAGGCCGAGGCGAAAGAGGCGTGGAAGGACAAGGCAGACAGCGTGCTGGCTATGCTCGTCGAAGACGGCAAAGTCGCGTACTCGCGCCGCGAGTATCGCTCGAAGAAGACCGGCGAGCCTTACGCTGGCTTCGAAAAGACGTTCTACCTCGGCACCCGTAACGCGTCGGTTCAGCCGTCCGTATACGACCAGTACGGCGACCCTGTCGTCGGCAAGGCCGAAATCACCCGCAAGGCGTTCAGCGGCGCGGTTGTGAATGCGTCTGTCGAAGTGTGGGCGCAGGACAACAAGTGGGGTCGGCGCATCAACTGCTCGCTGCGCGGCATCATGCTGACCGGCGAAGGCCAAAGCTTCGGTGGCGGATCGAGCCCAGCATCTGCTGATGAGTTCGCGTCCTTCGCTAAGGCCAAGGCAGACGCAGACGACGTCCTGTGAGCATAATCGGCCACAACTCCAGCGAAGAGCAACTGCGCCTCTTAATCGAGCGTGTTGAGCGTCTGGAGGAAGAAGAAAAGGGCATTCGCGATGACAAGAAGGATGTCTACAGCGAAGGCAAGGCCCTCGGCTTCGACGTGAAGATCATGCGACAAATCGTCCGCCTGCGGAAGATGACTAAGGATGATCGGGCGGAGATGGAGGCCATACTGGAGACCTACAAAAAGGCTCTTGGCATGGATCTGCTCTAACTGTATAAGATTGGTGCGTCGGTCTCTATCCACCCTTAAGACCGACGCACCTCTATTCTGGCGAGCCGCGCGTGGTGCGGGTGCTCCTGCGTTGCTGATACACGATCGCGCGGCTCACCAGAATAGAGGAGTATCAGCATGACTAAACTAACAATCCCACAGATCCGCGACTTGATCTCTGAACTGACCGATGAAGGCACAAAGTTGGCCCGTCGGCAGTATGAGATAAACTTGCGCATAAACGCGTTGATGCAGGAGACGTATCGCCGCAGCTACAGCCGTGCGCCTACAAAGAGCAAACGCATCACGGCAGACGTGCGCGCGTCCGTTCGGGCTATGGCGGAAGCCAACCCCGACATGTCTCACCAAGAAATCGGAACCGCGCACAACATCAATCAGGGTCGCGTCAGCGAGATCTTGCACGGACATCGGGGATGACTACACTTTGGCTTGACCTTGAAACCTACAGCACCGTGCCGATTAAGCACGGCGCGCACCGCTACGCCGAAGAGGCCGAGGTGCTGCTTGTGGCGGTCGCAGTAGACGGCGAGCCCACGCAGGTGTGGGACTGTACGCAGGGCCACGCTGATTGGCGCAAGCGCCTGCAGGCGCTGATCAACGCAGCCGACACCGTCGTCATCCACAACAGTGCGTTCGATCGCACCGTGCTGCGCCACTGCGGCGTGCACGTGCCGTTGGAGAAGGTCGAAGACACGATGGTTCTGGCGCTGGCGCACAGCCTGCCTGCGTCGCTTGGCACGCTCTGCGACATCCTCGGCGTGCCCGTCGATAAAGCTAAAGACAAGTCGGGTAAAAAGCTGATACAGTTGTTTACCAAGCCGTGCCCTCGGAACTGGAAGATACGGCGCGCAACGTCGGAGACGCATGCAGATGAGTGGACCAATTTCGTCGAATACGCCCGCCTCGATGTGGACGCGATGCGAAACATACACGGACGCATACCAAGATGGAATTATACACATGGTGAGCGCCACCTTTGGCAACTCGACCAAGGAGTTAATGACCGTGGTATCGCCGTCGATGTTGACCTCGCGCAGGCAGCAATCCGAGCTTTTCGACGAGCTTCTGGATCTCTGGCCACTCGTGCGTCAAGCCTGACTGGCGGCGCGGTTCCCAACACAACGCAGCGCGAGAAGCTCCTGCAGTACCTGCGCACGTCACGCGGGCTTGAGCTGGAAGACCTGACGAAGGCGACCGTCGAGACCCTGCTGAAGGGTGAACTGGACCCGCTGACGCGCGAGCTGCTTGAGATCCGACAACAGGCCTCGGCCACGTCGCCTGCGAAGTACGGCGCACTGATGGACGCGGCCTCGGCCGACGGTCGCTTGCGCGGGACGATGCAGTTCTGCGGCGCAGCTCGCACAGGCCGTGACGCGGGGCGTATCTTTCAGCCGCAGAACCTACCCCGATCGCCCGACTGGTTCGACGGCGACGTGCAGGAGCAGACGATTATTGCCTTTAAGGCGGACTGCGAAGACATCCTGTACGACAACGTCAGCGAGCGCTGCGCCTTCGCCGTGCGCGGCTGTCTGGTCGCCGCCAAGGGCAAGAAGTTCGCCATCGCCGACCTGTCCAACATCGAGGGGCGCGTGCTTGCGTGGATGGCGGGCGAGGAGTGGAAGATCGAGGCCTTCAAGGCGTACGATCGCGGCGAGGGCGCAGACCTGTACAAGGTCACCGCCGGGCGCATCCTCGCCAAAGATCCGTTCGACGTGACGAAGGCCGAGCGCCAGACGCAGGGCAAGGTGCCTGAGCTCGCTGGAGGCTACGGCGGCGGCCTCGGTGCCTACCGCAAGATGGGCGGCGCAGTGTTCGACGCAATGGACGACGAGACCATCATGGAGATCGTGCACGCGTGGCGTAAGGCGCACCCTGCGACGAAGCGCTTTTGGTACGACATCGAGGGCGCGGCGCGCGCCGCCGTGCGTGCAGATGGCGAGAGCTTCGGCGTGCGCGGCGACATGGTGCGCTTCGACCGCATGCAGGGGCCCGACGGCGTCTGGTACGTGCGCTGCCGCCTGCCGTCTGGCCGGTACCTGTGCTACCGCAGCATGCACATCAACGAGGACAGCAAGCTCGTGTACGAGGGCATGAACCAGTTCACGCGCAAGTGGGAGCTGCAGGAGACGTACTACGGCAAGCTGGTCGAGAACATCGTGCAGGCCGTGGCGCGCGACGTCTTCATGACGGGCATGCGCCGCGCCGAGGAGAATGACTATCCCGTCGTCCTGCGCGTGCACGACGAGCTCGTGTGCGAGGTGCCCGACCACAAGGGCTATGACGCCGACACGTTGGCGGCAATGATGTCGACGAACCCGAGCTGGTCGATAGGCCTGCCTTTGTCTGCTGCGGGCTTCGAGGGCCTGCGCTACCGTAAGGAGTGAGATTATGACAACCGAATACAACATAACATTTCTGTATGGATTTATGGAGCCGGACGGTGGCGCATCGTTCAGTTTCAACGCTGACACGCCCCGCAAGCTGATCTTGACCAAGGAGCGGTGCTTCGAGGCCGCCAATGCCGACACGGCGACTGTGCTGGTCAAGGACGGAAAGCCCAAGGCTAAGTGCGATGCCGATCGCGCATATCTACACTACATCATCGACTGTTGGCTTGACGGCAAGCCAGTCGACCTGCAGCCGAGTGAATTGGGATAGCATGTTCACGCAACTAAACCCGTCGATACCGATGGACACGGCCAAGGGCGCGGGTCTGGCGCTGGCCGTCATAGACTACGGACTGGAGCACAGCCTGCTCTGGGTCGTCGCGCTGGACGCCACCGGCGAGATCTGGTGCGTGCCAAATGCCGACGTGCGTGCGCGGAAGAACTGGTCCGCAGGGCGGCACTTGGATCTGCGCCCCGGAGAGTGGGTGGAGTGACGCCCGCAGGCCGCCTGCAGGACCATCTCAAGCACGTCGTGCAGAAGAGTGGGGGCCAGTACCGCAAGGTGCGTTGGGAGGGCCGCAATGGCTGCCCTGACTGCTTTGTGTGGTGGACGTGGCCGCACGTCGCCTTCATCGAGATCAAGGCCGACAAGGACCGCGTCAGCAAGGTGCAGGATCAGGAGATCCAGCGCATGCGGAACTACGGCGTGCCAGTGTACATTGCGCGTTCGAACGAAGAAATCGACGAGATTGTAGAAAAAGTGCGAAAGGGTATTGCAAGCTGATGTTGCATGTGCCACTAGGGTGCATCAGCAACGAAGGAGTACACGACATGGCAAAGAAACGCACCAAGGCAGAACTTAAGGCAATGGCATACGCCATAGCCGACGAAGTCGAGACCCGCGCCGAGGCTATCTGGCAACGCGCACCGAAGCTCACGTACGAGCAATGCCAGAGTTTGGCGCTACTGCAGATGCTCAAATGACCTTCACCCCACACGACTATCAGAAAGAGGCTATGGCGCACCTGTACAAGGTGCGCCGTTCCGCATTGTGGATGCCGATGGGCGGCGGGAAGACCGTGTCCACGTTGACCGCGCTCGACAATCTGTCGACGGTCGAGGACGTCTTCCCTGTTCTGGTGCTGGCACCGCTGCGCGTAGCGAAGTCGACGTGGCCTGACGAGGTGGCGAAGTGGCCGCATCTGGGCCACCTGCGCGTCAGTGTCATCACCGGCACGCCGAAGCAGCGTCAGGCTGCGCTCGACGCGCCAGCCGACATTTACTGCACGAATTACGACAACCTCGTCTGGCTGCGCACCGCCCTCGGCGACGCGTGGCCGTTCAAGACGGTCGTGGCCGACGAATTCACGCGCCTGAAGTCCTACCGCATCCGTCAGGGTGGGTCGAGGGCACGGGCGCTGGGTCAGGTGGCGCACACGCACGTGACGCGCTTCATCGGGCTCACAGGGACGCCAGCGCCGAACGGCGTCAAAGACCTGTGGGGGCAGATCTGGTTCCTCGATCAGGGCGAGAGGCTGGGCAAGACGTTCAGTGCCTTCGAGAGCCGCTGGTTCCGCAAGGGATACGACGGCTACAGCCTCGTGCCGCACGATCACACGCAGGCCGAGGTGGAGGAGAAGCTGAAGGACATCTGCCTCACGGTTCAGGGCCTGCAGGTTGACGAGCCAATAACGACGTCAATCTATGTCGACCTGCCTCCGAAGGCGCGCGTCGCGTACAACGAGATGGAGGCCGAGATGTTCGCCATCATAAACGAGGAGGGTGTCGAGGCACCGAATGCCGCCGTGCGCACGCAGAAGTGTCTGCAAATCGCCAACGGGGCCATATACACGAATGACGTAGGAGAGTGGGAGGATGTACATGCCGCGAAGTTGGACGCACTGGAGAGCATTATTGAAGAGGCCAATGGTGCGCCTGTTATCGTTGCCTATAACTTCAAGCACGATCTCGAACGTCTACAGGCTCGCTTCCGTCAAGGCAGGGTGCTGGACGCTGACCCTGATACGATCAGGCAGTGGAACGCCGGACGGGTGCCGCTATTATTCGCTCACCCTGCGTCGGCGGGGCACGGGCTTAACCTCGCGGACGGGGGCAACATCCTCGCATTCTTCGGCGTCAACTGGAACTTAGAAGAGCACATGCAGATCATCGAGCGCATCGGCCCCATGCGGCAGAAGCAGGCGGGCTATGATCGACCGGTGCACATTTACCCGATCCTCGCGCGCAACACGGTCGACGACATGGTCATGGAGCGACTGTCGTCGAAGAAGAGCGTGCAAGAAATACTATTGGAAGCATTGAAGCGGAGAAAAGAACATGATTGAATTATCGAGGTACCAGCGATGGGCCAAGCAAGAGCGGGAGCAAGGCCCAAACTTTGAGCCGACGTACACCCCAGCCGAGTTGAAGCAGATAGCTGGGGCCGCGCGGCAGTGGTCGAGGAAGGACTTCGAGCCTTACGGCCGATCGCCCTCCTCGGCCATAGCCGTCGACGAATAACCCAAGGCAGCAAGGGCCGCCGCGAACGGAACGCCATTGCGTATCATTTCGACCGCTTTAGGCCAGTCGGCCTCGGCGAAGAACCGACGCGTGTTTTGGATGTCGCCACGGTACGACGCGCCCATATCGTTCTTACGGTTAAGGTCGCGCATGTACTTCTCGCGCAGGGCGTTGCGGATGCCTTCGCTTTCGCTGATGTCCATCGCGACTGACTGCGGGTTCTGCGCGAACTCCTCAAGCAGGCCGCGTGTGGCCTCGCCGGAGTAAGGCGCAGTCGGTTCGATGCCCTCGTCGCCCCATTTACCGATGGCAGGCGTGTACAGGGCCGTGCCGCCAGCGGGTGTGGCTTTGCTTGGAAACGCAGCTTCGAGGCGCGCCAAGTCGAGGTCGCGCAAGGACGACGGGCTTTCCGCAGGATTGTACGGGAACACGTACGCCCCACGGTTTGTGGCCGTGACGCCGTACTTCGATGCGTTGTCGCCTAGACCTTCGATTAGTGCTTGCAACTGCTCCGATGTTGGCTGCACGCCAGCTTCCGCCGCGCGGGCACCGCTGTCCATCAAAATGGCGTTCTTGCCGGGTAACGATCGGCGGGTGTTTGGCAAGTTCGCCGCAGAGGCCTCTTGCGCGTCCGCTACGCCACGGAAACGCGCGGCCACCGACATCGCACCTTCGCTCAAGGGCGATATGCGCCCGCCACCGCCGCCGGTGGGGTAATCCATAAGCGGCCTTGCGATAGACAGCGGGTTGAATTCAAAGTCACCCTGCATGTTTTGGTACGCGCCGGAGCTCTGCACAGTCGGCAGTTGGCGTAGGCCAAGGGCGGAGTATATAAGATCTCGGTCGCCTTCGCCGACACTTGCGGGCATATCACCCATCATGCCAAGATCCATTGCGGCGCGTTCAGGCACTGGCTGCGACCACGAGCCTTGGTTGCCGTACGCTATCTTCTCTTCGGGTGTCATGCCGAGGACGTCGGACATGTGGCCGGTGGACGCGCCCGGCGTCATCTCGTACGTTTCGCTAAGGGCATGCTTGGGGAAATAATCCGCAGGGGTCATGTTGGCCTCGCGAATGGCGGCCGTCATACCTTCGATAGGCTCACCGCCGAAACGCCCTGTCGGGCTGCTCCCACGAGAGTAGAGATCCTGCGCCTTGCCGTAGACCCAAGGAATTTCTTGCATCTGCTCGCCGCGCCAGTCGGTTATCCCGCCCATAGCGCGCTGGTTTGCGCGCTGTGTCATTAGGCCGGTCTCCATGTCCATGACAGGGTGCATTGTGCCGCTAACGGCTGCCTTCCAAGGCTCGCCGCTTGGATCTGTGTAACCCATGCCCTGCGCCCAACGGAAGTCGTTAACGCCGAATAGCCTTTTGCCGGAGGCTTCAGGCGTCAGGCGAGGATCTTGCTTGTTCTTGTACTCGCCGGTTTTGTCGCCAAGTACCGCAAAGCGGTTTTCGGCAACGGCATTGTCGAGGGCGCGTTCGCCCGCGCCACGGTAGGCCATAGCGGGCTCGCCAAGGGCGCGGGAATTGAGGTGCTTAAGCACAAAACCGAGTTCGCTTTCTGGCGACACGCCAGCGCTGTACACGCCGTGCTGCTCCAACGAGCGGTCCAACTGATACGGCTCGTTGCTGACGGCCATGCCAGCGCGTGCGCGGTCGTACCAGTTTCCGAGGTTCTCGGGATCTGCAAGTGCGATGGCGTCGGACGCTTGCTGGACGTTGGCGTCCAAGTCGCCGCGCATTACACGTAAGTCTGCGGGGCCGCTCACGGTGCGAGGGAAGCCGATGTAGCCGCTTTCGGTCCGCTTCAAATGCTCACCGGCGTTACCGGCGCGCAGCACGGCCTCGGGCCCTTGCTCCGCTTCCATTTGGCGGTAAATTGTGGGCTCGACGCGACCACGTTTGCCGCTGATTTGTTTCTGGCTTTGGTTAGTGTCGGCCTTGGCCACTTTGGTGCGGCGCTTGGCTTCTTGCTTCTGCTTGGAGCCAAAGCGCTCGTACACAGCAAGCTCCTGCGGCGTGTACGCACGCGTCGGCTCGGCTTTTGCGGCGAGCGGTTTCTTCGCCGCCTTCTTCGCAACAGGCTTAGCGGCGAGATCCGGCGCGCCAACGGCACGACGCAATGGCTTCTCAATCGCGTCGGGGATGTAATCCGACGCGAGCTTCAGCGCCTCTTCTACTGCCAGCCGCTTTAAGCTCTTCTTCGCCATGATTACCGCCTTATTGCTGCTAGGGGTTTAGCGGCGGCTTTACGTACCGCCAGCCCCGCCTTAGTGTTTGCGAGCCGCCGACCAGCGGCACCCGCGCCTGACATGCCGCCGTAGAACGCGGCATTGATAGGAGCCTCCTCGCGGATTGTGCGGGGCACATCGCGCATCGTCTTTGCCTGCCCTGCGGCATACAGCGCGCCTTGGCCCAAGTCGTCGGCCGCACCGGCAAGGAAGCGTGCCGCACGAGGTGCGCTGGCGAGGGCCCGCGCGCCGCCGAGGCTTGGCGCGGCCAGCGAGCCGCCAAGCATGCCCGCAGCCTCGAGGGCCATAGCAGTCTTTGGGTTAGCTTCGCCGTACCGCTCCTGCATCATGCGGATACGGTTGACTTCGTTACGGTATGCGTTTGGGTCTTTGGCCGCGAGTGTGCGCAAGCGCGCCTCGATCTCGTCGCCGAAGCCGAAGGTCAGGCCTTGCCCGAACGTGCGAGCTGCGTTGGCGTAGTCGTAGCCTGCTTTTGGCTGGCCGCCCTTCTTAAGCCGCTGCACGTGGCCGCCACGGTACATGCCGAGTTCGGGGTTGTCGTAATCCTCACCAGTGTCGGCGTAAAACATGCGGCCGGTGTCTGGCTCGAAGGTTACCTCACGGCCCGTAAGCTTGTCGACTACAATGCCCTCTGGGGACGCGTTGATGGCGTCGATCGACACCTCGTCGACCACAGGCGCTTGCGGCGCAGCTTGTGGTGCAGCTTGCTGGTACCGCGCCAAAAGATCCTCTGCCGAGGTCTGCTGTGGGTAGCCGTTAACTGCGGTAACCTGCACCTCATCTGGCTGGGAAGCCTGCTCGATGGCGTTCGCCGCGCCCACGACCCCGTATGCTGGCAGACGATATTTCGACGCAAGGTTTGTAACAGTGTCGGCGAACGGCGCGGTGCGGCCTGCCAAGTTTTGCGCAAAGTCGGAGACCCCACCGGCAAAGCGCCCACCAGCGTACGCCGCCTCGCCGACAAGGCGCGGCGATGTCAAAGGCAACGCTATCAGTGACGTGCCGCCAGTCGGTATTGCGCCCATAACACCGCCGCCTGCCGTTACAGCACCGAGGCCGCGTGGCGTGGTAGCGTTTAACTGTTGACCGGCAAGTGACGGGAACATTGTGTCTGCTCCGGCTTCCTCAATGGTGCGGCCGAGATCAGCGCGGCGTCCGTAATTGGTGTTTGCGTTGTTGCGCAAGATAGACTGTAACTTGCGGATGCTGGTATCGACGGGAGCGCCACTCTTCAACGAGAGCGAGCGCTCGATGTCGGCCAGCTTTTCGGCCGCAGTCTGGTACTCCTTCATGACCTTAAAATAGCCGGGTGCTTGCTTGCCTATGACGTCGCGCACTTCGCCATAAATGCCAGTCGCGATCGAAGCTGCGCGTCGATTGTTGTCGGTGGCAAAATCGTTGGACAGATCCCCGAGGCGTTGCTTCAGCCCGTCCATACCTTCTGGCGTGTGGAACTGCGCAGGGTCGCCTGCGGCCCAATCGTCCACGATGCCCTTGGCCTTTTCGTACACGGCAGCTGCAGACGGGTTCTTAACCTTGTCGCCCATGTACGCGCGGTCGCGCAACTTGCCCAGTCGGTCGTAGATGGGCTGGAATTCGAGAATAGTCTTGTCCTTGGCAACATCGACCATGCCGTTGCGGTATGCCTCCGAGGCATCCTTGCGCATGTTGCCGACGGCCTCGCGCGCCTGCGCGAGAATGTCTTCCATGTCGCCGCCGCCACGCATGTTTTCGACGAAGGCCTCGCCCTTAGTGCCGCCTGCCTTACCGGCGCGAACCGCCTCTTTGACGGCTTCGGTGCCAGCGCCAGTCGTGACGCCGAGGACGTTTGCGCCGACTTCGCCGGTCGCTTTTGAGACGATGTTGCCGAGTTGAACAGGCATTTTTGCGACGCGTGTGGCCAAGCGTACCGGGTCGAGTAGTTTGCTTAACTCGGTGGCCTTCGCAACCTTACCCACCGCGCCGAGGCCTCCAGCAACCGTGCTGGCGTCCATCAGGATCTCGGCGGGGCGTTCGGCAAGCGCCTCAAGGAAACCTTGCTCGGTGCCGTACTGATTGGCGTAATGCTCGCCGATGGCGGCGATGGTTTCGCCGTCCGTGACGCCGATAATATCGCCCGCCACTTTGCCCATAAACTGCGCGGTCTCGGGCAGGTTGACGGTCAGGGCCTTGCCCGTCTCGGCGAAGGTCTCAAGCGCGCTGTATGGAAGGTTGACGAGGCCACGCGCAGACGCGCCGAGTAGGCCCATGTCTTCCTTAACCTCTTTATCCACCAGATCATAGCTAAAGCCGCCCCAACCGACGTCCTTGTTCATGTTGTCGACGGTGGTCTTGCCTTGGACAAGCGCGTCGGCCATGAAGGCCTCGTCCGTTGGCACGCCAGCCTTTATCGCGCCGTCCATAACAACGGCGGCGTAAGTTTCGGGGGTCAGTTTCTTTTGGTCGTACAGCGCTCGAATGCGGTCTTCCGTCTCCTGCGGGAGGCGATAGCCCTTGACTTCGTTTGGCGCTAGTTCGCGGCGGATTGAAGCTTCTACCTCGTCCACGCCGCGCGGCTTAACACCGAGTGCTACGAGTTCTGAAGGCAATTTCCCCTCGGCCATGCCCGAAAGGAGCATGTCAAGCATCGCGTACTTGCCCTCGATAGCTATGTCACTGTCGCCAGCTTCAGGAATGTAGGCCTTGAAGACCTCCATTTCCTTGTCACTGTCGCCTTCTTTTGCGGACTGGGCTACGAGAGGACGGATAAGGGGCAAGATGGCTGCGTTGGTTTTAGTAAATCTTTCAAACTGCGGTATGGCAGGGATTATGCCGCCAAGGCTCGGCTTGTCAAAGTACTCCCCGTAACCGAAAGCGCGGGACGCTGGGTTGCCTTTAATGTCATTCTTGTACAACTGTATGCTGTTCAGCATCTGCGCGCGCACGACGGCAGCGCGAGACTGCGCGCCTTTCGTTTTGGCTTCGAGTGCGACTTCAGTTGCGCTCTTGGGTGGGCCTTCCCTAGCTTCACGCTCCGCCTTGTCAGCATTAGCTTCCGCCGTTCGCGCGTCTGCTTTTGCTTTGCGGATGTCGTCTGCCATAGTCGCTCCGGTGAGAGCGATGTCCTGACCGCGCTTGATGCCTTCCTGCGACGTCTTGGTCCCTTCAGGGCTGCTGCTCTCGGCGGCCTTAGCCGCTTTGAGGTCTTTTGACCAAAAATCTGCCATTTTAATCTCCTGCGCCCTTATTGTTTCGGGATAACTTTACCGGCATCTGGGCCGGAAGGCACTACGTAATACTCACCAAGGGGGATCGCCTCGTATTCGGCCCTATTCTTCGGGCGGTGCACTTCGTTCGGTATTTCACGGACGGCCCCCTTTGCGTCGAGGTCGTATCTGAACGGCGCTTTAGTGCTTTTCTTAAACATCGGCGCTGCCGTCTTCACGAGGTCCGCCGCAGTCTGCGCACGCTTGACGCCGTAGCCGCCAGTTGTCTCCATGTATTGGTCCTGTAGCGCAGCCAGTTGCGCGTCGCGCTGCTCGCGGGCCTTGCGCTCGGCCTCAGATATGTCGCTGAAAGCGCCGGAGATCTTGCCTACAGTGCCTGCAAAACCGCGATAGTCCCTCGGGGCCAGAAGCGCCTTGGACAGCATGAAGAGCTGCTCGGACTGCGTCGGGCCTTGGTTGCGCTCTTTGATGCGAGCCTCACCAGCCTCAAAACGCTTCTTGGCGCTATCTTCTTGCTGGGCCAGTGCGCGCATTTGCTGCCCGTACAGTGACTGCAAGAGGCCCGGCAGCTTCGCTTGGTCGCCAAGTTGCGCGAAGTCGATGTCGCCTTTAGCAGCCAAGTCGGCCATTGACTGTGCTCGGTCGTCGGCTTCCGTGTCGTCCTCGTACATCATTAAACTCCCAACAGCTTGCTGAGCGCTGAGCCAGACTGCGCGTTACCCAATATGCCGCCAAGAGCCGCCAGCGCGCCGCCGACTGTCTCGGCTGTGCTTGGTGGTAGCTTCTCTTGGTAGCCGAGTGGCACGATGCCTTCTTCCTTGCTTGCCTTTGGTACGCCGCCTGCGACGCCACCGAACGTCTGCAGCATAGCATTGATCTGCTCTTGCGGATAGCCCTGCTGACGCAGGAAGTCGCTGTATGCGACGTCGAGGTTCTTCTGCGCCTGACCCTGCTGTGTCGCGCCGACTTGCTGCAGTGCGCCCGCGCCGGTGAGGCCGAGGTTCTGCGCCTGCGCGCCAAGTTCGCCAAGCTGTCCTGCGCCAGCAAGCTGACGCGACAGATCCTGCCCGCCGAGGCTGCCTGCCGTCGAGGCGAGTGCCGCTTGGCGCGACAGGTCTGTGCCCGCAAGGCCTGCGGCCTGCGTGTAGCCGGATTGGAGCGCTTCAGTCTGCTTGCCGAGGATGTCGGCGCTGGTGTCGCGAACGGCACGCGCGGTGTCGGTCAGCATCCCCGATGGAGTGCCGCTGCCGTTGCGGCCACCGAAGCCGAGCTGGCCCGCTTGGATGTAGCGGCCCTCGATCTGCGGCATGATGTTCTCGGTAAGGTTGCGTGTGCCCAACTCGCCGATGCGGTTGACGACAGCCTCATTGTACGGGTTCATGTACTGGTTGATGTTGGCGACGCTGGTCTGGCCTGCCGCGCCGAGGTACGGCTGCGCTACGTTAAGGCCGCCCGGCGCGTTGATCGCGCCCTGCGTGGCCTGCGTCGCGGCGTTCAGCGCGGGCTGGTAGGCCGTGGCCGCTTGGCCGGTCATGCCGAAGCCTTGCTGCATCGTTGGCGAGAACTCGGCTACGCGCGGCCCTTGGTACGTCGGCAATGGCTGCGCGGCGAGCGCCTGCTGATTGGACAGCAACTGCATGGCGTAGTTCGTGTACCAGTCGGGAAGCACAGTCTCGCTGGTGAGCGACTTAAACGTCGAGCCCGTGGGCAGCTGCCCGTTATTGAGAAAGTCGGTAAGCGCCATTATGCTTTTCCTCCGGCCAAGTAATGCTCTGGCCTCTTTGCGTTATCACTGAATTTGCCGCGAGCAAGCTTCTTGCCCTTCTGCTTGCGGACTTTTACGCGGAAGCTGTCGAGCAGCTTCGCGCCTGCCTTGTTCGATCCGTTGCCGAGGAGGGCCACAGTCTCCGCGTCGATGACGTACTCGCCGTCGGACAGGAGCGCGGGGATCTTGTCGTCGCGACCGTCACCGGCACCCTCGACGGCAAAGCCGCCACGCGCAAAGCGCATGTCGTCGACTTCAGGGGCGTACATCGACGGGCCTCTAGGCTCCTCCGGTATTGGCGTCGTGATCGGCTGCGGCAACGCAACCGGCGGCGTGGCTACGCGCATTGGCTGCGGCGCAAATGCGTCCTCGGCGGTTGAGCCTTCATAGCCGGTGTACGCGCGGCTGGTGTTCGGCGCGCCTTGTGTGGCGTAATCGAAGAAGCTCTGCTCTGGGCCGTAGCCGTAGCGGTAGTAGTCTTGCGGGCTGCGCATGCCTTGGCTTGCGAGTGTGGACGCAGGGAGCGCACCGCCGCCGACGCCGCCCTGCAGGGTCGATGCGGGCAGTTGCTTGCTGAAGAGCGAGCTAAGGCCGCCCATGCCTGCGGGTATGGTGCCGGTAGAGCCGCCGCCCTTGCCGCCGCCGCCCAAACCGCCAAGCAAGCTGGATGCAAGACCGGCGAGGCGCAGGTAGTCGGCGATGTCTTTGGCGGTGAGCTTTTTATCGGCCTCGGCGGGCTGCGTCATATCCGGCAAAGGCTTCTCAACGCCCCATAAAACTGGCGGTGTAGTAGTCTGCCGCCCAGTGACTTTAATAAGGGGCTCTTCGGCTGGCCCGTTAACCGCACGCAGTACTTCCGGCGACAGCGCGCCGTCGGGGATGGTTACATTTGGCGAAAGTGGATTTCGGAAGCGATTGCCTTCCGCCACAATCTCACCGGTAGCGGTGTCCACCCCGTCAATCACGGAGCTAAGTGGCCCGCGAACGTCGCTGGTTGGGATAGATATGTTTGGCGAAACCGCGTCGAGGCGCTCTCCCGTTACCTTGATGATGTCTTCGGCGGGGGTTTCCGCTGCGGGAGGTTGCTCAACCGGCGGCTGAACGACCTCGTTAACAACCTCCGGCGGAAGACCGCTTGGGATGTTTACGAATGGTGCAAGCGTAATTTCGCGGCCAGTCACCGTTGCTGCGGGGGGTTCTTCCTGTGCGACGGGTTCGGTTGCGGGCTGCTCCGCACGGAACATCTGGTCGAAGGCCGACACCGGTCCGGTAGGCGCGCCGAATACGTTTCCGACGTCCACGCCGGCCAGATTGCCGAACTTGCCGCCAATGACTTTGAGGCCGTCGTACGGATCTTGCACTTTGGGTGGAGCTGGTTGCTGAGTGCCGCTTGGTGCGCCGCTGAACGGTACCGCTATAGAAGGCGCGGTGTACCCAGTCACAGTAGCCATGACGTTAGGGTCAACGGCACCCCCGCCGCCGGTGCCTGTAGAAGGCGCGGCACCTTGGCCTATACCTAAACTTTCCTGAATGCCCGGCGCGGCATACGCAAGAGCGCCGGAGGCAGCGCCGCCAAGGAGCGAGTTCTTCAGGCTCTGTCCGGTGGCCAAGCCACCTACGGTCGCGCCGATGCCGGTGCCAAGTGGTTTAGCCAAATTGCCTAAATCACCTATTGCTGGTATCTTAGGTATTAGTGCGCCCCCAGCGGCAGTAAGGCCACCTAATGCGGCACCTTTAAGGACATTCTGGCCTTTAAGCGCAGAACTTGCCCCACCTGTGAGCGCCCCAAAAGCAAGCTGACCCCCAAGAGTTTTAGCAAAATTAGCGCCAAGCAAAGCTGCGTTAACACCCGGTATAGCCATCATCGCCAATGGCAGCACGGTACCCGCCACATTGGCGATTTGGCCCAGCGTGCTCTTGTTCTTCTTCTCGTACGCGACGGTCGAATAGTTGCCAGTCGGATCTGCGGTCTGGATGCTGTAGTTCGCCTTGCGACCAAACTGGTTCGTCAAGCCCTGACCCAATTCAGTTGCCTTGCGCGCGGCGTCGAAGCCGGTGCCTTCGAACACGATCTGGTTGGTGCGATGGTCCACAAGGCGCACCGGCTGATCAGCCCGCACCGCGAAGGTGTTGCCGCCCGTCTGCGACGTGGGGTTGCCTTTGTTAGATAACGGCGCGCCGATATACTGAAGATTAGGGTCGGGTTGATATATGCCGCCCATCGGGCCGCCACCGAAGTTCGAGGCGAAGTTTAACCCGCTCAAGTCCAAGCCAGCCAAGCCACTAAAGTCAAACGTGCTAGGGTCGAATGGCACCTCGGCAGGCGCGGCCTCTTGCGTCATCGGCTCCACGGCAGGCTCGTACTGCGGCTCGGCGGGCGGAAGCAGCATGCCGCCGCCTGTGTCGTACGGCAGCTCGCCATAGTTGCCCATGTCGTACATCATAGGCTGCTCGACAGGCATATACTGCTCGAGGGGTGGGGTATACTGGTACGGCTCGCTGTAGCCGCGCGTGTCACCGTCGCCGTAGCCGCCCATGTCGTACATCATAGGCTCGCCGTATTGCACACGTCCGCCTACGGCGTAGCGCGGCACAGACGTCCGCAGGTAGTTACTGAAGCCGGGGATGTAGTTCATGAGCTTGTACCTTCGAGCATCGGATATACACGCATTCCCCACTCACGCCAATCCGAGAACTGATATGGATCGGGAATAATTTGCTGCGTAAATGGCGAGGCACGCAACAGCCCTATAGCCCAGCCTTGCCACGCGGCCTCTTCGGGCGGTGACCCGAACGACCACGCGTCGTTGACGGACAATACGACCGAGGAGGCCCAGTCTTGCCAAGTCATGCCGCGAGGGTCGATCATCCCAGTGTCGTCCCGTCGCCGGACTGGACGTGTGCAAGCACAAGGCCCATCTGATAGTCGCCGCCGAGAGTGTTGCTCTCGAAGCGGAAGCGCAGCTCGCGGCGCTGTGTCTTCAGGAAGACGACCTGCTCCTGCGGCGTCTGCGGGTTCTCAACGAATGTCATGATTATGCCGTTGACTTCAGGCGCACGAGCGTTGGCGCGGCCCATAACCTGCACCGTCATGTCGCCGCTCTGCACGAAGTCTGGCTCAAGCATTAGTACCTGCAGCGACTTGTTAATCTGCGACGTGGCAGGCAGGGACAAGTCGGCAGTCTCGAAGAAGGACTGTATGGGGTTGAGCGTCAGGCCGTCAATCTCGTCGGTGCCGACCTCGTGAACCCAGAACTTGTACGGATTGTCGAACGTCATGTCGAACGTGGCCGCGCTACCAGAGCCGCCAGTCACGCTGACAGGGTTGACTGGGATCTCCGTGTACTGGCCCGCGTTGGTGATGGTAACGCCGGTGATGGCCCCGCTGCCGCCGACAGTTGAGACCGTCAACTCCGTGCTAATTTGGCCCAGACCCCCAACGAGGGTGAGCGTGTCGCCGACAGTGTAGCCGGTGCCGCCCGCAAATACTCCAGCCCCAAAGGCCGCAGCCTCCTGCGGCTCAACGCCAGACAGGAGCGGCTTGCGGAAGACGGCGGGGAAGAGGCCCGCACCGCGTCCGCCATTGGGCAGCTCGGTGTCGTACCACGTATTCTCGCGCACGTTGTAGATGACGGCGTGGTTCGGCTCGATGCTGTCGCCGAACGGGAAGCACCACCAGATCTCGCCGAAGCGCGGAACCTTATACGCGAACACCTTCTGGCGCTGCGCGTAGTTTAGGTTGTCGAAGAAGAAGTTGATGTTCATGTTGTTTTCGACTTCGCGCACGACGCCGTTGAACGTCAGGAAGCGATCGGTGCCAATCCAGTAGAAAATGCCGTCGTACTCGATGACGGACGCGGCCGACAGGATCGAGGACTGTGTGCTGATTGTGTCGAACTGGAACACCGCCGTGCCGCCGACATAGGTGCCGCGAATGAGGCTGTCGGCTGACCAGAAGAGGCCCGACGGGCTGTTGCCCGGTCCGCCGCGCAGCGGCATGCCTTTGACGACCTTCTGGCCGGTGATGTACGCATTGCCTGCGCCAGAGCTGGTAAAGTCTGCGGGGTCGTTCGGCACGGACCACGCCGCGTAGCCGTCGTTGCCGAAGGCAAACGTGTACGGCGGCAGCGTGACGACGCCGCCAGTGACGTTGAAGTTTGCGGGCACCGTGGTGACTTGCGTCAGGGCAGACGTACCGAGGAGGTCGCCAACGAAGAGCGCGCCGCCGTCGCTGTTGCATATGCAGTTCAGGTTCGGCGCGACTTGCGCGACGATCTGGTTGCCGTTCGTCGTGTCGTACGCCGTGGCGAACTGCCAAAGGTTCCCTGCGTCTGGGGTGAAGCCCGACGCCGGTGTGCGGTCGGTAATGACGCTCGTGTTGTACGTGCCGTCGATGAAGAAGCGTTCAAGGCGGTTGGCCGATCCGGCGTGGACGTAGGTCAACAGATCCTGCGTATATTCTGCGAGCGTGCGCGGCAGGCCGCGCAGGAACTTGTTGATCGAGCGGTAGCCACCAATTTTACGCGGCAGGCCGCGCTGGAAACGGACCCACTGCCCGTCAACGTACTGGTCGCCCTCGAACTTCGTCCCATCCCGCTTGATGCCGGGCTTGGACATTATCTGTACGATCTGTTCAGCCATTACAGGGCGTCCGCGCTAAGGTCTACAGTCCACGTATCAAGCACCGTGGCAGTGCCGGTGCGGCGAACTTGGAATGTTAGTTGGGCATACACGGAGTTTCCTGATCCAGAAATATCTACGAACCAAGCGGGGTTGCCGGATGTCGCTACCCAACTGCCAATCGTGCCAACAGGAGGGTTACCGGTGTAAGTAGCGTAAACTTCGTAGTTTCCACCTTGGCTGGTGGGCGTGCACCACTGCTGTACGTACATGTAAGAGCCGCCGTTATACTGTTCGTATACCTGCCCGTTGGCAGCACCGGCACCAAAAATAGCATATCCTGCTTCAGAATAACCCCCAGCACTGGCGTTTACCGAGTGGTCGTTAAAGTCCACGACCACACTGCTCTTACCGTAGAAGTTGGTCGGCACGATGATAGCGCCAGACGCGACGCCCGCCAGTGTGCGGACATCGGTGTCGTTCAGCGAAACCGTGGCGGTAGCGGATTTACCCAACTCAAGGTTGATGGACTGCCCCGCAGTGCTGCCACCCAAGCTGATTGGGCCTGAAGAGTTGAGCGTCATTATTTAGCTCCCCGTAGCTCGTCCAGTTCTGCCTTTAACTCTTTGATGGCCGCGAATGCCACGGCGACCAGTTTCTCGTAATCAACAGCCAGTGTGCCATCGTCGCGGGTGCGAACGGCCAATGGGAACATTGCCTCCACGTCCTGCGCGATGACGCCGAAGTCGCTCTTGCGGACGAAGTAGTCGTCCTCGCCGCCATGCTCTGCGATGTAGGCATCGGTCCAGTCGAAGGTCTTGCCGCCAACTGTAGTCACGATGGTGAGGGCGTTCTCGATTGGACGCACGTTCTCTTTCAGGCGCGCATCGGACGAGTAGAACGCCGTGACGTTGTTGGTCGCACGGATCTCGCCCGCAGTGCCTGAACCAGCGGTGCCGACGCCGAGGCTGTTGACCTGATAGTTGTTGCTTGTGTTCAGCGCGTTGGCTGTGGTCGCCGTTGTGGCAGTCGTGGCTGACGTCGCGCTCGTGGCTGACGTTGCGCTGGTCGCCGATGTGGCCGTCGCCGCGTTGCCGCTGATGTTGATGCCCCAAGTGCCGCTTGCGCCCGAACCTCCACGCGATGGGACATCAAGCGCGGTTTGCGCACCGCTTGCGGTGCTGGAGCCTGTGCCGCCGTTGACGACGGCGACGGTGCCGGTAAGCTTAGAGGCCGCCAGCGACGCGATGAAAGACGGATCAGAATAGCTGGCCGTCGTCACGACGCCGTTGGGCACGCTCGCGGCGGTGCCGCTGATGCTAATGCCCCACGTGCCGCTTGCGCCCGAGCCTGTTGTGGATGGCACACCGAGTGCAGACTGCGCAGTGGCTTGTGTGGTTCCGCCGGTGCCGCCGTTGCCGATCGCAAGCGTGCCGCCAAGAGTAAGCGTGCCGGACGTTGTGATAGGACCGCCGGTCAGGGTCATTCCAGTCGTGCCGCCGGAGCCGCTGACACTGGTGACAGTACCCGCGCTGCCTGTGGCAGAGATAGTGATCGAACCAGCGCCGTTGGAGATGCTGATGCCAGAACCGGCAGTAAGCGTCGCCTTCGCGAGTGTATTGCCAGTGCTGTTCCCGATGAGCAGCTGCCCGTTGGTGTACGTCGTCTGGCCGGTGCCGCCGTTGGTGACGGCCACAGTGCCAGTGACGTTGGCTGCGTTGCCGCTAATGTCGCCAGTTATCTTCGTGCCAGCGAGTGCCGTGATCCACGTCGGGTTGGAGTAGGAGCCAGTCGTCACGACGCCGTTCGTCGCCGTCGCTGCGTTACCGCTGACGTTAATCGCCCACGTCCCGCTGGCGTCGCCGCCGGTGCGCGTCGGCACATCGAGTGCGGTGCGTGCGAGGGCTGCCGTAGTCGCGCCAGTACCGCCGTTGGCGATGGCGACCGTGCCGGTGACGTTGGCGGCGCTGCCGCCTATGTTACCCGTGATCTTTGAGCCCGCGAGTGATGTTATCCAAGCCGGATCTGCGTACGAGCCCGTTGTGACGACGCCATTCGTGGCGGTGCCCGCGTTTCCTGTGACGTTGATGCCCCACGTCCCACTTGCGCCAGATCCAGTGCTCGAGGGGACGTCGAGTGCAGAGCGTGCACCAGACGCAGTAGTGGACCCTGTACCGCCGTTGGCGATGGCGAGTGTGCCCGCGAGGGTGATGGTGCCCGCGCCGGTGACAGGTCCGCCGGAAGTGGTCAGGCCTGTCGTACCGCCGCTGACGTCTACTGACGTTACGGAGCCGCCGCCAGCTGTGGACGATATGGTGATACCGCCCGCGCTGTTCGTGACAACGATACCGGAACCGGCACTGAGGGTCGAGAGGTTGTAGCCTGTGCCGTTGCCGATCAGAAGCTGCCCGTTTGTGGGCGTGGTCGCAACACCGGTGCCGCCCTGTGCGACAGTGAGCGCGGTGGTCAAGCCCGTGAGAGAGGTGATGTCGGAGTTCGCACCTGCGGCTGCCGCGCCGAGCGTGAGGCGTGCGCCGGAGGCACTGGTCGCGCCAGTGCCCCCAGACGCTATCGCGAGCGTTCCGCCGAGTGTCAGCGTGCCCGAGGTTGTGACCGGCGAGCCGGTGAAGGATAGGCCGGTTGTGCCGCCCGATGCGGCCACCGACGTTACAGTACCAGCACCGGCGGTGGACGTGATGGTGATGCCGCCCGCGCTGTTCGTGATGCTGATGCCCGAGCCAGCCGTCAGGGTCGCCTTCGTGAGCGTGTTGCCTGTGCTGTTACCGATGAGCAACTGCCCGTCGGTGTATGTAGTTTGACCCGTTCCGCCGTTGGCGACAGGCAGAGCAGTGCCCGACAGCGACACGGCAAGCGTGCCGGACGTCGTGATCGGCGAGCCTGTTACGGACAGGAAGGACGGTACTGTCAGCGCGACGCTGGTAACCGAGCCTGAGCCCGTGCCGACGCCCACGCCGTTGATGAAGAGGCCCGTGGCATTGATGGTGCCCGCGCCCTGCGCGCCAGCCGTAGGCGCGCCGATCTGGATGCCTGCCGCGTTGGTGAGCGCAGTGATGTCTGCGTTCGAGCCGCTTGCCGCAGCGCCGAGGTTCGTGCGTGCGCCGCCAGCGGTCGTGGAGCCGGTGCCGCCCTGCGCGACGGTCAATGCCGTCGTGAGGCCCGTGATTGACGTGATGTCGGAGTTCGCGCCTGCGGCTGCCGCCGAGATGGTTGAGCGCGCACTCGCGGCAGTCGCCGCAGTGAAGAGCGCAGCGCCGATGCCCGTCGCGCCCAAGTTGGTGCGCGCCGAGGTTGGGTTGTTTGCGCCGGTGCCGCCCTGCAATACAGGTAAGATGCCCGCGAAGGGCGCGGATGTAGTTGCCGAGATGATGTCCGTACCGTCGCAGTACAGGATCGCGGTCTCGCCCTGAGTAACCAGTGTGGCTGCGCCGCTGGCGGTCTTGATGCCGAGCGTGAACGCGCCGGTCGTGGCGTTGTTTACCCAATACTGTTGGACCGTTGCGGGCACGACGATGTTGGCGTTGGACGTCAGCGTGCCGTTGAACTTGTACGCGATGCGGTTCAGCTCAGATCCAGAGAGCGTGTACGTGCCGCCGGTGACGGCGATGGTCGTGTAGTCAAAGGCGAAGACGGCCTGCTGTCCGAGGCCGATGGTGTACCACTGGACGCCGTCGCTGACGACCACGGCGCTGTCGCCCGGCTGCAGGCGGAGTGTGGACGACGCGTTGATAAGCTCCGTGCCGGACGGGTCGATGGTCAAGTCGCCTTGGCCGCCGTTGCGGACCTGCACGAACCAGCCGTCGCCAGCGCCGACGGCCGTAGGCAAGTTCAACGTGCCGAGGCCGCCGTTCCAGACAAAGACCTTAGCGCGGTCAGGGGCCGTGAGGCTGTAGGGCGTGATGGAGAAGTCAACGACTTCGTAATTCTGTGCGAGTTCCGAGCCGTCTGCGATCAGACCGGCACCGGCGAGGGCCGCAGCTTGTGCCTGCGCCACGGCAGCGCCGTAGCGGAATGTGCGCCAAATACCGCCGACGGTGGTGTTGTTGATGAGGTACGCCTGCCACTGCTCGCCTGCGCCAATGCTCAGAATTGCGTTGCCTGCGGCGTTGTCGATGGTGATGGTATCGGGGCCGAGGTTGTTGAACAGGATTGTCTGGCCGACGCTGACGGCAGTCGCGTCAGGAAGCGTGACGGTGAACGGCCCTGTCGGTGTGATGTCGATGATGCGCGCGACGACGCTGTCGCCCTCGCCTGCGCCAACTGGCCAGTTAAGCGCGATGTCGTCGGTGAGCGCCAGCGAGAGGTAGGAAACGTCTGCGGGGTATATCGTCGTGCCGCCGAAGACTTGAGTGAAACTGCCAGACATCTTTAAGCCTCCTTACGAGTGGCGCTGCGGTCGAGTATCTTGGCGAGGTCTTCGCCATTCAACATGCCAGCCGCACGGTCGTACATATTTTGCCATACAGGGATGCGCTCGTCGTTCTTCAGGAATGGCGTCGCCTCTAGGAGGGTGGCATACAGAAGGATTTCGGGTGCGTTTTCGGTGAGCCAGTTTGTCTGCGCCTCCTCGTCGAGGAGCGGCGGCAGTTGGTAGTACAGGATCTCGATTGGGTAATCTACGTCGGGTGTCGGCGCGACGAGCCAGTGATTATAGTCATAGTCGCTGTAGAATATCGGTTGCGCGGTTTCGGTGGCGTCGGGCCAATAGCTGCGCAAATAATCGTAGCTGCGCGTGAACAGCGCCGTGCGGCTGTTGTTGTCTGCGCCGGTGCCGATAAACATCGACACGGTGTCGCGCCACCTGTCGGGCTTATCCACTACGGGATTGCCCGCAGATAGTTGCGCAGTGACGACGTTGATGAAGCCTTGGATCTTCAGCTCGCGGGCGATGCGACGCTCGGCGAGGTTGATAAGGCGCGGGATCTGCTCGAAGACGATTGGGTCGGAGGCAAGCGTATCCCCACGCTCAAGGTAGCGCTGCACGTCCTGCTTTAGAGATGTAAACGTCATCGCAGTGGCCATAATACGCCCCTATAACAGATTTAAGTTAGAATAACAGCCTTCGCCGCGCCAGTCGCGGCGAATTTGTTGATTACCCAGCAAGGTACTGTGAAAGCAGACCGGCGATCGTCGCAACGACCGCTAACCCGCCCGCGAGCTTGGCTTTCCAGCCGAGGGCAGGCTTTGCTTCCGCGTCCATTGGCAGGATCTTGCCTACAGCCTTCTTGAGGATGGCCTTCTCGGCTTCCTTCTGGATGAGTTTCTTCAAATTAAGCATAGTCGTTCTCCTTACAACCAAGAAGCATATTTCTTGGTTTTCAGTTTGCGGTCAGCCAACCCATGCGGATTTTTGCTGCCGTTAATTCTGGAACTCAGTGCTAGGATCGAGGCGTCATTGATGCCCTGATCGCAGATGCCCCACAGCTTGTTTGCGTCGAAGAACCACAGGGCGCTTTCAAAGCCCAGTTCAGTAGCCACAAGGTCTGGATTGTCCAAAATCTCCTGTTCGCGACCAATGTACCGGCCAAATGCGCGGTAATTGTTCTTCCCGGTGAGTTGGAGGGGGCCTCGACCCTTGTATGCGAACCCTTCGCCCGACGCTTCGTCGCCGTTACCCATGCGGTTGGCGTAGGCGCGGTTAGCAATGCGTTGCGGCTGGCGTTCATAAGCCTTGGCTATTGCGTCTGTCTGAAAGTACTTCCCAAAAATGCCGCGCAGACCCTTCGCGCCGTAGTTCAGGTTCTCACTGAACGCCTTGAAGTTGCCGCTTTCATGCGCGCACTGAGCGAAAAAGTGGGCAGCGCGGTTGGGCGACAGCTTGTAATAGGCCGCAGCGGCCTTCAGCGTGCCGGGGCCAAAAGCCCCGTCAGCCGTTACGCCAATCTTCTTCTGAAGTTCAATCATGCTCATTTGCCAGCACTCCGCCAATCAGGGAAATCGTCTGCGTCGACCACACCGTCGCCATTCGCGTCATACCGCATATCGTTGCGGTACTTCTCCCACGGCTCCATATCGTCATCGTCGTCATCTTCAGGTGTGTCGATGAAGACAGTGGCCTGCGGGTCGTCATACGCCTTCGGCGCGGCCATGTCAGGTGTAAGCGGCAAAGGGTCTGGTTGTGGCGCTACGGGGGCCACAGGCTCTGGTTCTGGGTCATCACGGTCTTCCGGCGGTGGTGGGACCAGTTCGCCCTTCATGCCCATGAGCGTGGCGTAGGAGCCAGCGACAGCGCCGACGACCGAAGTCATGACGTAGGACAGCAAGCCGAAGACATCCTTATTATCTATGACTTCGTTGCTCACGAACAACCCCGCGATCATGGCGACGGTGATCGTGCAGATGACAAACGCCATCGTGCGCGCAGCCATCAGAAGCGCCTTGATGCGGGCGTCCATTAGTTTATCTTCCATGTTCATTCCTTTCCGGCCAGCGGGTTCGCCAGCGTCTTTTGAATACGTGCAGCGGTCTCGGTCTCAAGTTCCTTGATCCGACGCTGTTGGTCCTTATCCTGCTCGCGCAGTTGGTCTATGATAGCGCGCTGCATCGCCATGTTCTGCGCGTCACTGTTCCGAACGCTGCTCGACACCGCATCGACCGTCTGGCGTGTACCGCTGACGCTGCTGGAGATCGAGCCGGTCATGTAATTCAGGGCTTCGCTGTTAATCTTGGTCAGACGCTCGACGCTCGTGACGCGCTCATCCAACACCGAAATGCGGCCCTCGATGCCAGACAGGTCGGGCGGCACATATGCCGCTGTGACTTCCTGCATGGTCAGGAATTGCTGGTACACTTGGAAGCCAGCCCACAGCCCGCCGATAACTGTTGAAAAGGCAGCAAAGATAATGGCTATTTTGCCGCTGCTTAAGCCGCCAATGTTAAAACTGAAGCCGCTCTCGTCGAACGAGACCTTTGGCTCCTCATCTGTACTGCTCATCTACCATCTCCTGCCAACGGGCATCGTTTGTCTGCATCATGCGATACAATTCAAAGTTTGCGTCTCGCAGCACACGTCTGCGGTATATATCACGTATTGCGTAAAAGTCAGCCCTATCTTGTAACGAGGCCTGTGTGTACGCAGCGAAGCCCGGCACGGCACCCATCTCCGAAATTGTTTCGCTCTGACCTTCTGCCATTTCGCTTTCTGATTTCTCAGATGACGCGGTTGCTGTAACGGGCGCTGCGCTGCTTTGACCGCCGACATTGTTCAGTATCTCGAATGTGGTGGACATCGACATAGGGCTGCTTGCCGAGACAGCAGCGTCCAGTGGTGATGAACCGACGCCAGAACCAACCCCGCCGCCAGCCGAAGTGCTTGGCCCGAAATCAACGCGCATTTGAAAACTGCCGAAACTTTGCGACGATTGCGACCCGCTTTCAAACGCCGATGTTTGGCTGGCTTCTGCCGCCTCTTCAAAGAATGCGGATTGCTGCCCGCTTTCTTCCAGCGCCGTAGCAAGCTGATTGGATGCTTCTTGCTCAAATGCGCCAGACGATGCGTCTTGGCCCCCTACGGCGTTCTCTGGGCCCTCCAGTTCCAGTGATGCCAGTGCTTCCGTTTCGTCAGCGGTAGCGTCCTCTTGGCCTTGCGCTGCCAGCGCCGCCAATTCGTCCGGCGACAGTCGCTCTGCATTGGAACTGGTATCGTCTAAATCCCGATCCGAAATCAATTCCTCAAGGGCGTCCTCCTCGGCAGGCTCCTCGTCCGCGACAGGCTCGTCCGTTTCGGCTTCAAGCGATGCTTCTGCTGTCTCCAACGCCTCTTGCGCGGTTTCAAGCACCTGTTCGATGTCAGCGACGTCTTCAATCGGAACTTCTTGCTGCGTTTCTTCCATTGCCGCCTGTTCAACGGAGGCGACAGCGGCTTCAAGCGCGCTCTCAGTCGGATCAGGTGCGCCGACGTTGACGGCGGCTGGCGGGCAACTTGGGTCCATTGGCGTCACGTTGCAATCAACAGCAACGACCTCTGGGACAGGCGCGATCCACGACAGGAGGCCAGACTGGTTCTGTAGGAACTGCGCGTTGCGACCGTAGAAAAGCGGTATGTTGTCGTCCGCAGTTGGGCCAGTGATGCCTGCGGTAAAATCACGGTAACCGGAAAAGCCAAGGTTGCCGAAATTCAGTTGTATCTTGCCGTCGGCAAACAGGCCGATCTCGAAGGTGCTACTGTTGTTCGTGCCGAACTCGTTCACGCCGTACCAGCCGAAGAGGATTGAGCCGTCGTCGCGGCGGTAATATGGATTGCCGGTGTAGCTAATCAGGTCAGACCAGTAGGCGTAAATGGTGTTGCGCTGCGCCATTTCGATGGGCTGGCCGTTGCAGCACAGATGCGCGCCGCTCTGGAACGACACAAAGCCATTGCTCGAAACCCACGCGTCGGTGAACGTCTGGCCCCAATACTCAAATTCAAAGCCAAGGCTGACGTTCCGCGTGCCATCGTCACCCAGATTGAGGGGCGTCATTGTGGTAGGCGCGCCGTTGATTTGCGGGGGGATTAAGGCAGGCTCATAGGTCTGCGCACGCAGAGGCGTTGCGCAAGTCAGCAGGAGGGCCGCCTGCAAAGCGTATGTCTTATTTCTCGGCAGGGCGAAGCTCGACGTTCTCGGTCCACGCGGCGCGGGCTTCGTCGCCGATTAAACCCATGAACGGGCAGGGCGTACCGGCCATTTCCATCGCGCCGAATACGCGGGGGTCTTGGCACAGGAGGCTCACGGCGGCGACGCGCATGCCCATGTCGTACAGGGTCTTCGACAGCTTCATCCGCTCGCAGTTCTGATCGCGAACGGTGCGGCCTGCCGACAGGCCGATTATCTGCGTCTGCACTGCGCCAGACTGGCCGGTGGTGCAGAGGTCTTGGCTGTAGGACATCATGGACGGCGCGATGGCGCTGGGCGGTGGCGACTTGATGTTCTGGTCGATAACCTGACGATTGACGCTCTCGCTGTAGCTCTTGCTGTCGGACACGTTGACGTTGTTGTTCTGGTTGACGTTGCGGTTATCGCTGCTTGTCGTCTGGTTGATCGTGCTGGTGTCGTTGTTCGTGTTGTTGGTGTTTACGGTGCTGTTGACCGTCTGGTTGACGGTGCTGTTGCTGACATCCGTATTGAAATTGCGGTTTGTCGCCTCGGATGTGCTGGCGTTGGTGTTCTGGTTGATGTTCGTCATCGTGCCAGAATTGATGTTCGTGTTCTGGTTGATGTTCGTCATCGTCCCAGTGTTTTGGTTTATGTTGGTGTTGGTCGACGAACTGACGTTGTTATTGTTGTTCGTGTTCAGCGACGTGCTCGTGCTGGCATTCACGTTGTTGTTCGTGTTGACCGACGTGCTGGTGCTATCGTTGGTGTTGAAGTTTGTGTTGGTGTTCACCGACGTGCTGGCAGACGTGCTGTTGTTGTTATTCGTGTTCGTTGACGTGCTGGTGGAATTGTTGTTGTTCGTGTTGGTGGACGTGTTGGTGTTGTCCGACGTGCTGGTTGTCGTCGTGGTGTAGACATACTCCGTCGGAGCAACCGACACAGGCGCGGTCTGTGCGAGCACCATGCTACACCAGCCAAGAGAGACAAGAACCCAATACCTTTTAATCATCACCGATCCGCCTTGTTATCCAATTTATCCTCAATCCGACGAAGGTGGATCATCACCTCCTTGAACCTCTCGTCAATGGTGTTGAACTTCTCATCGCCAAAGCCGAGACGCGCCTCGAGCAGCGTCAGCTTATTGGTGAGGTTCACCCAAACAGTTATCAACGCCCCCACGAAAGTGAGGGCGGTGATAACAAAACCAAGGACGGTGAAGAGGGTTGCGGTGTCCACTATTTCAGGTTCCGCAGCTTATATACGGCGGTCAGGTACACTTCCGTGACGCCATCGACCAAGTTGGCCACTGCGCGGTTGCCCTCGCAGATGTCCTCGTGGTTCTCTTCGATCCAGTCCGCATCAGCCTCTAGGAGCTTCAGCACGTCACGCTCAGTCACCTTCGGGGCTGGTATGTTCCCGATGAGGCTGAACGCGCCTTGGTAGGCTTCTACGAGACGGTCGATTGCGTCGATGACGTCGTCGTAGAAGCGGCCCAATGTCTTGTGCTTTGCGAAACTACCATCACCCTTGGCGCGCCAGTGCTCAAAGTGCGCCACGTTGCGTGCGTAGAACACGCGGCTGATGAGTTCCTCGATCATGTTACGCGCCGGTTGGGGCGAGCTGGGCGTTTGCTTGGCCCATGATCTTGCGCAGCAGCGGGTCAGATACCTTGTGCGGCAGCTCCTGCAATGCGGCGAGGACGAGGTTCACGTCGTTGACCAATAGGTCCAACTGTACGGTTGGCTCCTGTGGTGCGGCCTGAGCCTGATTGTCTACGTCGAGGTGGTCTAGTTCTTTATTCATGCTGTCTCTCCTTCAGTGGTGGGTGGTGTTGGTGTCGGGGTTGGTTCATCCCACGGGAAATCGCCATTAGGGACGTCCACTACTGGGTCTTTGATTAGCGCAATCTGCTTGTTGATTTGCGCATCGACGTGCTCCTTGTAAGAACCGACAACAACGGCTTCTATCCAACCAAGGACATCGGCTTCTGTCAAGTCTTCATAGGGAATGAACGTAGCCGGGTCTACGGTCGTGAGCGAGAACGGCGTAGCGCCGTTGAACGTGCCGCTGTCGCCGTCTTCGTCCGTGCCGGTGCAGGTCCATGTGGTCTGCACGACGACGTTGTCGATGTCGAGAGCGACATCCGTGGTCTTCTTCAGGGACGTTACCGCCCAAGTGTACGTAAGTGCCATATTTACTTTCCTTCCAATTCGGCCACGCGGGCTTCGAGTTCCTTGATTGCTTCTATTAATACACCAACAAGGTTACCATAGGCAACAGAGAGCGTGTCGTTGTCACCCGTGCCTTGATGAACCGCTTGCGGCATCACTTCCAACATCTCTTGAGCGATAACGCCGACACCAGCTTCGCCGGTATCTTTACGTGTGTATGTGACGCCGCGCATCTTACCGACGAGACCAAGCGCGTCACCAATGGTCTCAACGTCCTTTTTGAGACGGGCATCTGAATAGGCCGTGACGTTTGCTGTAGCTACAACATTTCCAGAGCTATCAATCGTCATGGTGATGGAGCTAGAATTGTTGCGGAAGTAGTGAATATTAGCGTTATAATAATTATTCGGGTCGGCGGTTCCACCAAGCCACAACTTGGTCGCCCCATTAACGTCGCAAAACTGCGTCCATACGCCGCTATCCAAAATAATGGCACTGTTGCCAGATGAATGTTGAATGCCAGCAGCGCGGACAGTGCTAAGGACCGAAGTGCTGTTTGGGTCAACGAAGAATGCAGTGTTGTTATAATCGTAAAAGATAGGCGCACGCATATCGCCGATGGCGCGCATACTTGGGTCAAGCGATGCTTGAAACACGCCGTTCTGGATGAGCATTAAACCGTGTGTAGACAGGTTTGCAGCGGGACCGCCAGCACTGGGGTACGAAAACCATAGGCCGTAGGCGCTGGCTAAACTAGTTCCATCTGCGTTGCCTTTGTACGCATCACCTAAAGCCCAAACAAGCTGGTATCGCGTTGATGAGTAGGTACCGACGATACCAAGACCGTAATTACCGAAAGTATGGAAGCCTTGTTGGCTGGAGGTGTTCCAGTTAGAAGTGCTGGCCCCGTCGAAGTAATAACCCGTGTTGTTGCTGTCGTAGAAGATAGGTGCGCGCAGTGAGCCACCACCTTGCGCGTAATCCCCCGCGATTGTCAGAGACAGCGTGTTGCCACTCCAAAAGGTATATGTGCCAGCAGAACTACCGCTCGACTGGAACTGCACGTTGGTGGCGCTGACACTAGGCGTGGGCGCGCCGTCATAACCGGTCCTAATCCAGAGGCTTTGGGTGCCAGTGGTGCTGAGTAATTGAATACCTGCTGCGCCATTTTGGTTAACCCTAAAATCACCAAGAACATTTGAGCCAGCGTTAGGGTCGATATAATAGGCGGTGTTGTTGCTGTCGTAAAACAAGGGCGAACGCATATCGACCGGAGCAGTCACGTATCCACTTGTGTGCATCAACAGCCAAGAACTGGTGCGGACGCCGTTAAAACCAGACGAACATCCACCAATCCAGAACGTGTTTCCGGTGTCGATGCCCATGCCCATCGCGTGTTGACCAGCGCGGGTGAAACCAAGGTATGAATAGTTTGCATCAGTGCGGCGAGTGATACCCAAAAGGCCGTAAGGGTCTGGCGATACTGCCGCTTCGTCGTATACGTTCAATCCTATACCGACATTTATCTGCTTAGTGATACTGGTGCCAGCGGGGTCGATATAATAGCCAGTGTTATCTAAGTCGTAGAAAAGCGGCGAACGGACACTATTCCCAGCATACAAAATCTGCTCGACGCGTACATTAAGGTCGCCTTCGCCTACTGAGAACAGCGTATTACCAGTGGTAATTTCCTTAAAACGGAAGCCTCCATAGCCATTGTGAGCATAAAAACGCTGGCCTGTATACCACTTAAAATCCAACTTACTGTAGTTGCCGCCAAAATTTTCCATATTGGTGGTGATGTGGTAGTTTGTCGAGGCGTCGCCGCCCGTGGAGCCAAAATATAGCTTTCCAGTGGCAGCAGCGTTGTAAGCCAACGTGCTTCCGCTATCACCAACAAGAAGCGAACTTAAAGAAGAAGTGCCAGCAAAGTCACCGTAGTACGCGGTGTTGTTGCTGTCGTAGAAGATAGTCGCACGGACGTCGTTGGCTACGACGAAGTTTCCAGTGTTTATCCGCAACGCTATTGTCGCAGAGCCGTTGGTTATGTCGGCGCTGTTGCCGTTAACCCAAAACACCATGCCGCTCTGAGCTTCGGTGTAATCAACGCCGATAGCGGAGTATTTGACGCTTCCTGAGTTCATCACAATGACAGGGAATTGGGATGCAAGGTATAGCGCCCTGTTCCAACCGCCAGACATTGTAGTCCCGCCGTTAATCTGGACTTGCCCTACTAGATTTGAACCAGATGCGGGATCGACATAATACGTAGTGTTGTTGCTGTCGTAGTATATCGGCGAGCGGATATCGGTATTTATGGTGACGTTGCCATAGTTAACCGCCATCTGCTGTTGCCAGCTACTGCCGTTGTTCGCCCAGTGAGCAAGACCGCCGCCAGAAATGGCATCGATAGCGCCGATGGCAGTGCCGCCGTTGGTCCACCAGACAGACGGCACGGTGCCATTGCCGTCGAAGGCCACGACACGATTTGTGCCGCGACCAGTAAGGACGTTGCTAAAGGTTGTTCCTGCGGGTGTGAGGTTGCCGTTACCCGCGTTTAGCGCACCTTCAATCAGCAGCCCGTTGGTCGCTACCGCTGTCGCGGCAAGATTGCTTCCGATGGTTGTCCCGCCGTTGATGTGGAGTTTTTTGTTAGCGACGTTCGACCCACCGCCGCCAATGCAGAATGTGGAGTTTGCGCCGTTGTACCAAATAAAGTCGCTACCCGCGACATCCGCCCAAGAAATGCCCGCCCACGAAGTGCCGTTACCGTTCAGGTATAGCTGCACGTCATTGCTGTTCTGGATAGTCAGAGTGCCAGTAAGCGTCCCGCCAGTGAGCGGAAGGTAACTGGCTGGGTTAAAGTTGCCCGCGTTCCAAATAGAGTAGTAGCTACCGCCGACCTGTAGGTACGCGTCATTGACGCTGCCGACGCCGAGGATTGTTTGCCCTGAACCACCACCACGGATGAACTTGGTGCTGTCTCCGAGGTTAATCTGGTTGAAGTTAGAAGTGCCCGCTGGGTCTGCATAATACGCAGTGTTATCGGTGTCGTAGAAAATTGCCGAGCGTATCGAGGTAGTATTATATACGTACCCGTCCAACATGCTAAACGGGAAGTTATAGCCGTTGTTCGCGCTGTTCGGTGTGATGAAACCCACCCCGTTGCGGAACATGACCTCATTGCCTAAGCCGGAGAACGAGCCGCTTGGGTTCGCTATAGGATCGACGTTGATGCACGGTGTGTTGTTGCCACTTGTCGAGCCAACTATAAGGGCGCTGTAGCCTGTTGAGTATCCAAAGTTACTGGCGCGCACCGCGTTCATCGAGATATTCGAGGGGCTGGTGACGTTTATCTGGCTCTTAACGTCCAACACTGCGCTTGCTGAAGCCGTGCCGATGGATACGTTGCCGCTGTCACGGCACATAATGACGTTGCCGCCAGTGAAGTCCGCGCCGCCCTCTACGTTCAGCTTACCGTAACCAGAAGTGCCGGTACGGTTTATCAGTAAGACGCCGCTGCTGTCGAGGACCATGCGGTCCCCTCCGGTGCTTGAATACCAACGAAGTGAGTTATCGGCAGCGTTGAAATAGTTTGAATAAGACCACCCACTGCCGCTCAGGGCGACACCAACATTGCCACTGGATACGCGAAAGTTTCCGCTACCCTGAACCGTCAGCCTGTCGCTGACTGAAGTCGTTCCCACCCCGACATTCGTGCCGTTGTCGTAGATAACCGACGCAGAGACAGCCGACGTGCCGTTACCCTTGAGGACGTAGCCCGACGACAAGGTCGTTGCGCCTGTGCCGCCGTTGGCGACGTTCAGCGTGCCCGCAAGCGTGATCGTCCCGCTGCTGGTGACCGGACCGCCGGACGTGGTCAGGCCGGTGGTGCCACCGCTAACGTCGATGCTCGTTACGGTGCCTGCGCCACTCGGGGGCGAGGAGATAGTGAAGTTCGGGTACGTGCCTGTCACGGTCGTAGCGCCAGACCCTGTCAGCGACACAACCTGATCTGGGGCCGTGTTGGTGACGGTGATGGAGCCGGATGCCGTGATCGGGCCGCCAGAGACGCTGACGCCGGTGCCCGCCGTCAGGTTGACGCTGGTGACGGTGCCTGTGTTCGACGTGAAGCCAGACGGGTTGCTCGCGGGGTACGCTCCGAGGTTCGTCAGAGCCGTTGCCGCGCTCGTCGCGCCTGTACCGCCATTGGCGATGGCGAGTGCGCCAGACGTGATCTGCGATGCAGCAATAGCGATTGCAGACGACGACGCGGACGTGAGCTGGCCTTGCGCGTTGACTGCGATGACAGGCACGGACGACGCGCTGCCGTAAGTCGATGCGGCTACGCCTGTGTCCGTGATGCTGAAGGTCGTGCCCGTCAGCGTCAGGCCGGTGCCCGCCGAGTACAGAACCGGCGCGGCGAACTGCGAGAAGACAATCGCCGTCGTGCCGACGGTGATCGGCAGTGGCGTCTGCTGCACCCACGACGTGTTGGCCTGCGTCGATCCCGCAGTGACAAGGAAGAAGTCGCCCGCGTCGATCTGGTCAACGCCTGAGCCTGAGCTGTCGAAGTCCGTTGCGCGGGTCAGGATATACGGTGCAGCGCCGCTGCCGGTCTGCGTTACGGTGTAGACGCCGTTGTTCGCCTGCGCCGCCTCGTTCTTGACCAAAATGCGGTTGCCCACCACCGCAGCTACGCCATCGACCGAAAGCGCGCCGTTGGCGTTGGCCGTGAGCGTCGCGCCGACGCCGCTGGTGCCGTTGTTGTACGTGTTCGCAGGCAGAGCCGCAGCCGTCGCCAAGCGCACGGACTGGTGGAAGTTGATGCCCGACGCGATGCTGTCGGCATACGCCTTGTTGACGATGTCGGTGCCGTTGACTGGCGACGTGCTGATCGTGCCTGTGGTGAGCGCAATCGACGTGATGTCGGTGTTGGCACCAGAGGCCGCCGCGCCGAGGTTCGTGCGCGCCGTGCCCGCAACGCTCGCGCCGGTGCCACCATTGGCCACAGCAACGATACCGGTGACATTTGAGGCCGTTCCGGTCGTATTCTGGTTGAGCGTCGGTATGTCCGCCGCAACGATAGCGCGGAACGTCGGCACGCCAGCCGAGCCATTCGGTGCCGCGAGGACCGTGTTGGCCGTCTGCGACGCGAAGTTGGACGGAAGGACGGCAAGCGTCCCGCCGAGTGTCAGCGAGCCTGCGGACGTCACTGTGCCGCTCAAGCTCAGGCCGCTGACGGTGCCGGTGCCTGAGACTGACGTCACCGTACCTACGTTCGACGTGTATCCGGCAGGGTTGCTCGCAGGATACGCACCAAGGTTCGTTAGCGCAGCGGCTGCGTCGGTCGCGCCAGTACCGCCATTGGCCACAGCGAGTGTGCCGTTGAGGGTCAGTGTGCCTGCCGACGTGACTGGGCCGCCGGTAAACGACATGCCCGTCGTACCGCCGCTGGCGTTGACGCTGGTCACGGTGCCTGACGTGCTGTCGTTCGATGTGATTGTGAAGCTAGGGTACGTGCCGGTTACGGTTGTCGTGCCTGCGCCTGTCAGCGACACAACCTGATCGGGCGCGGTGTTGGTGACAGTGAACGACGGATACGTGCCTGAGACCGAGATCGCAGTGCCTGCCGTCAGGCTGACGGTCTGATCGGGAGCGGCGTTGACGAGAGAGCCACCAGAGAGCGTCAGGCCCGTACCGACACTGATTTCCTGCGCCGCGCCGACCGATGCCGTAGTGCGGCCCAGAAGCCGCGCAGAGGCCATCGTGAGGCCGCTGGTGGTGTAAGGGCCCGGCTCAACGTAATCGATGCCTGCGGTGGCCGCAGACATGCCAGTTCCGTCGCCCTTGAGCATGCCGGTGACGGTCGTCGAGAGCGTGATATCGGGAACCGTGGCGGGGTTTGCGACAAAGCCCGCGAAGCCATTAGCGGTGCTCACGGAAACCGAGGTCACCGTGCCAGTCCCGAGGATCGTCTGCCACTGGGGCTCGTCCGTGCCAGCGGACACGAGGACTTGGCCCACAATGCCGGGGTTGGTTAGCGCAAACTTTGAGCCCGTCGAGTATACGACGGCACCGGCAACGGGAGAGAGGGCGTCGCCAGTGCCGCCGCGACCCAAGGGGAGCGCGCCTTGGGTTTGGCTTGTGTCGGACAGGTTCACCGCTGGGTGGACGTGGTCCCCGCGCGATACGGTGATGGCCGTGCCCGCCGACGCAGTGCCGAGTGCAGATGGCGTTGCCGCAGAGAAATTGGCCGCAAGTGTGACGTTACTGGTAAGAGCG